TCAGAAACGCTCCTCCCAGCGACCAGCTTCAGCGTTCCAGGTGCAATTCGCCACGATGACGCTGAAGCGCTCGCCGGCGTCGCTTTCGCCGACTGCACACCAGATGACGCGAGCTTCCGGCGCTCCACCATCGGGCTTGCGGTGGATCTCCACGCATTTGCCCAAGGCTTTCAGCTTCTCGTCGGTTCCCATGCAACCGTCACACTGGATTTTCGCCAGGGGTAATCCGAGCATCCGAACAGCCTGGGGCTTCCAAGCGTCACCTGGCCGCGTGCCCTCAGCGCCATGGTCATAAATCTTAACCGGTTCAAGCTTAGTCGCGAGTACTGCGACTAAACGATCCAACCCAGTTGCTTCAGCCAGCGCCAGCATAAACGACGTCCAGGCGAGTGTCAGATGGTTGCGGTGCGCGCTCATTTTCCCGCCTTCACAGCGTCGATCATGGCAGTGAAGGCGGCAGTCAGACAGTGCGTGTCGGTGTAGCCGTCACCTTCGTCCTGATAGCGCTTCACACCGACCGCGGTCATCCCTTCATCGGGCGTCCGCAATTCGTCGAGGATCTCGTCGACAAGCTCGTAGGTGTCTTCAATCGCCCATTTAACACGCTCGTTCTTCGGGTTAGAGAAGTCGGCGTCGGTGACAAACTCCTCGAAGCGCGCCTGAGCGGTCGTCCAGAATAGCTTCCGGGCCAGTCTCTCGCGCATCGTCACGACCGCAACTCCTTCACCTTGGTCTTCAGCACCGCCACGTCATCGGGATGCATGTAAGCCGTGTTTCCCTGACGATAAACCGTCCCGTTCGCCTTGTAGCGGGTCACGGTGTTCTGCGGGTGGCCGCGTCGCGCCCGGCGCTTGGCTCGTGATTGCGACCGGCATCCGGACCAGTCGATCCAAGGGTCGCCGACATGGTCGGTGCTGACGATCTGCAGGCCACCGATAACGCCAGGGCTGCGGCTGAAGGGGTCGAAGAGGTTCATGCGAACGCCCTCCGGTCCCGGGGCCAACCGATGCGATGCTTGAAGGCAACCCGGCCGCTGAAGACCGGCACCTTGCCGTGCTTGCGCCAGTAGGTTGCCCGGTACCAGTTGCGTTCGCGTTCCGACTCGTACAGTCGCATCGACAGCTCGTCATGCCGGCCCCAGTTCCAGACGTCGTACCAGAGCTTGGTGCCCGGCGGATGGCGGTCCGGCAGGTACATGTTGCCGTCGCTGCGGATCAGTCTGACGACGGAGGGCGGCGGCGGAGGCGGCGGCGGTTCTGCCCAGAGGATGGCGAGGGTCATCAGTAAAGTCTCGCGGCAGAAAGCAGCGGAAGGCGTCCCTTTTCGACGGGGCCGATGGCGACACAGGTCAGCGTGCCGCGAGGGATCTCGGTGTGCCCGGCGTCGTAAACCATGTAGTGGCCGACGCCGGCATCGATTGCTTCCTGCACGAGCAGGAGCAGTTCATCCTTCGTGACGACCTGGAGGCCGATCAGCGGACCGTTGTCGGGAGCACCTAGGCCTAACACCGCGTGGCAGGCCTGAGCGATCTCTTTGCCACGGCGCATAGCTAGGTCGCGCCGCATCACAACGTAGATGGTGGGCTTGATCACGCGGCATCTCCATTTCGTGGCCACCACACTCCCATCAACCCGTTTCACTGTCAACAACAAGTTGACAAGTCATCTACCGAATAACGCAACAGCTAGACTTTCACCATGCAGTTGATTATGGTCCTTTGACGCGGAGGACCGCATGAGTGAGCAGCGAGAGCGATACCGGGCAGTGGCGTCCGACAAACAAGGCGTTGCTGGTCGCATTCCCGGCCACGTCACCCATCGCCTGGGCAAACTCGCTTACCTGACCTTCGAAATCGCCAAGCGCGCCATACGCGGTCACCGCAACCGCCTGGGTGCGAAGGAAGGCCGAGGTCCGGTCACCCCCTATCGTTGCCGTTACTGCTCGGCGTGGCACCTCGGACACCGTCTGAAATGAGCGACGAGTTTGCTGATCTGCTTGGCGACGACGCCCCCGCGCCGCCGCGCAACAAGGGTGGCCGCCCGACCCGGGAACAGGCTGCTGCGAAGGCGCTGCAGGAACGCATGAACCTGGCCGCAGCGGCATCGGGCCGCGCGCTAGAGGATGTCGGCGGCGTCCAGGCGCTGCGGCGACCGGTGACCATCAACACCCTGGCGACCGTCTTCGGGCACGACGTCCAGACGATCACCCGGCGCCTGATCGACTGCCCCTTCACGCAGCACGGCAACCGGAAGCTCTACAGCTTCAAAGAGGCGTGCTCGTACATCGTCAAGCCTCGCATGACGCCCGAGCAGTTCATGAAGACGCTGAACAGTTCGCATCTGCCGCCGGACGTCAACAAGGCGGTGTGGGACGGCCAGCGCTCGCGCCTGAAGTACATGATCGAGTCGCAGGAGGCCTGGGAAACTCACGAGGTGGCCGACGCGATGGGCGCCCTTTGCATGACGGTCAAGGAGTGCCACTCCACGATGACCGAGACGATGCGTGAGCGGGCGCGACTGACGGACGAACAGGCCGCGATCCTCGACGCTTGCATCGACGACCTCAAGGAACGGTTAGCCGAGAAACTTGAAGAACTGGCCGAGCGCACCCAGACGCCGGCCATGATCGGTAAGCCGTTGTTCGGTGCGCCGGGGGTGAGCGTCGAGATACCCCAGGACGATGAAGACGACGAATACGATGACTATGGCGACGGGGACGAATGACAGGTCCCCGCCTGCTTCAGCGATATAAACGACCCTCCTACAACACCTTGGGCGATATCATCCGAGGTGCGATCGGCGCCATCCGCCCGCGGGAGAAGTTGACCGTCACTGAGGCGGCCGTTCGCTACGTCAAGATCCGCGAAAAGAACTACTCGGGTCCCTGGCTGGCCGACAAGACCCCCTACGTGGTCGAGCCCCAAGACACGCTCCCGTCGCTCGATTTCACGGGCATGGCGTTCGTCGGGCCGGCGCGTACCGGCAAGTCGCAGATGTGGCTGAACTGGATGACGCACAGCGCGATGTGCGACCCCGAAAGCATGATGCTGGTCCAGATGAGCTTGGCGCGCGCCCGCGAGTTCTCGCTGTCCGACCTGGCCAAACTGTTCCGCTATTCGCCCGACGTCAGAGCCAAGCTGGTGCCCGGTCGCCAGAACAACAACGTCTACGACAAGACGTTCATGTCGGGCATGCGGGTGACCATCATCCCGCCTACCATCAACGAACTGTCGGGCAAGACGTCCGGCCGCAACTGGTCGATGGACTACGACCGCAACCCGCCCAACGTTGACGGCGAAGGCAACCTCTGGACCCTGTTGAAGGCCCGCGCCAAGACCCTCGGCAGACACGGCATGACCGTGGCCGAGTCGTCGCCCGGCTTCCCGGTCACGAACGCGAAGTGGATCGCATCGAGCCCTCACGAGGCGCCGCCGTGCGAAGGTATCCTGGCGATCTACAACTCGGGTGACCGGCGCCGCTGGTATTGGCGCTGCCCGGAATGCAGCCACGCCTTCATCCCCGAATTCAAGCATCTGAAATACCCACCTGATGGGACCGCGACCGAACGTTCCTCGAAAGTCGTGATGGTCTGTCCGTCAGGCAACGGCTGCTACATGGAGCCCCATCAGCAGTATGACCTGAACCTGGGCGGGCGCTGGCTCAAGGAGGGGCAGGTTTGGCACGAGGACGGCACAGTCACCGGGACGCCGCGTCAGTCCGACATCGCGTCGTTCTGGCTCCCTGGTCCCGCTGCGGGCTTCAACACGTGGCAGCAGCTCGTGCTGGACTTCCTGAACGCCGAGGCCGAGTTCGAGCGCACAGGCAGCGAGGAAACGCTCAAGGCGATCGTCAACACCGCGCTGGGGCTGCCCTACACGCCCAAGGCGCTAGAAGCTGGCCGCCTGCCTGAAGAACTCAAGCGCCGCGCCAAGCACTACAGCCAGAAGGGTGTAGTGCCACCTGGCGTCGCGTTCCTGGTCACCACGATCGACGTCCAGGCGGGTGGTCGGCCGGCGTTCGTCTGCCACACCTTCGGCATCGGTGTCGGCGGCGACATCTGGCACATCGACATGTTCAAGATCCGGAAGTCGCGGCGCCTGGATGAGGATGGCGAGCGAAAGCTCATCGACCCCGCCAGCTACCCAGAGGACTGGGACATCCTGATCGACGAAGTGATTGAGCGCAGTTACCCACTGGACGACGACTCCGGTCGCCGCATGCAGGTCAAGATTTTCGCTTGCGACTCCGGCGGCGCGGCGGCTGCGGGCAACGAAAAGAAGAAGGTCAGCAACGGTCCGGTCGTAAGCGTCACCTCGAACGCGTACGAGTTTCATCGCCGACTAAAGGCTGATCCTCAGGGGCGGAACTATCATCTGCGCTTCCACCTGGTGAAGGGTGCGCCTAGCCGGGATGGCGGCACGCCGCGCATCCACTTGACGATGCCGGACAGCCAGCAGCGGGACAAATACTCGATCGCCCGCGGCGACGTGCCAGTGTGGCTGATCAACTCGAACATGGTGAAGGACCAGGTATCGGCGCGTCTGGGCCGTACGGACCCAGGTGGTCAGATCCACTTCCCCGTCTGGTACGGCGACGACGAGAAACCGATCGACATCGACTGGCTCTACACGCAGCTCACGACCGAAATTCGGACGCCGCAGGGGTGGTCGAACCCGAGCCGTCGCAAGAATGAAGCTTTCGACTTGCTGGCCTACTGCATAGCCATCTGCCTGCACCCGGACATCCGCATCGAGCAGCCCGGCTTCTGGGACAGCCCGCCAGGCTGGGCGCAGATCGACTGGGACCGAAACGACCTCGTGTTCGTCCCGAGTGAGGGGCGACCGTTTGCCGAACCGAAAGCGAAAAAGGCCAAGAGCCTGGCCGAGCTGGCTGAGGAATTAGGCTAGTCACCTCAGTGCAGAATTATTTTCAACACCCGCTTGACATACGGTTGCAAAATCACTATTAAGTTGATCTGTCACCAATCCTGTGCGATTGGTCGGCAATGGCGACCCTCCAAGAACGACTAGCTGAAGCCGAGGCCGCGTTGCACGACGCGCTCATCGGCCGGGCTGTGCGGGAGGTTCGGGACAGCAACGGCGAGCAGATCAGCTACACGGCGGTCAACACCGCCAAGCTGGCCGGCTACATCGCTGACCTGAAGCGACAGATTTCCCAGACCGGAAGCGGTCCGATGTTCCTGGTGATGAGCTAGGATGTCGGGCGACGCTTTTGACGACCTGCTCGGGGCTGCGTCCTCCCCCTCCGCCGCCCCGGCAGAGTCCCCCGCCGTGGTGCTGGTCCCAACCACGGCGGGGGACACGAGCGCGTCGAGCGCCTATGACGCCGCCGACCGCCGCGACCAAGCGCTGAACCTCTGGTCTTCTCCGCTGCAGTCGGCCGATGCCGACATCCTGCCGGACAAGTACATCATCGACGGCAAGTCGCGCGACATGTTGCGCAACGACGCCTTCGTCCAGGGCGGCGCGAACCTCCACAAGGACAACATCGTCGGCGCCCACTACCTGCTGAACACGCGCCCGGCGACCAAGGTGCTGTGGGGCAAGGAAGACGAAGTCTGGGAGGCCGAGTTCCAGGAGGAGGTCGAGGAGAAGTTCGACCTCGACGCCGAGTCTCCCGACAACCTGATGGACGCGCAGCGGACCAACAGCTTCACGTCGCTGGTGCGACTGGCGGTTGGCCAGCACCTGGCCGCCGGCGAAGTCCTGGCCGCCGTGGAATGGATCAAGGACGGCCGCCCCTTCAACACCGCGATCCAGATGCTGGATCTCGACCGTCTGAGCGACCCGCACGACCGCATCATCATGCCGGGCGAGCGCGAAAACATCCGTGGCGGCATCAAGTTTAACAGCCGAGGCGCGCCGCAGTCCTACTACATCCAGACCTCGCACCCGACCGACATCTACTACTCGATCCTCGGGATGCCGGAGTGGAAGGAGGTCCCCATCCGCAAGCCGTGGGGGCGCCTGCAGATCATCCATATCCACGAGCAGACCCGGCCGGATCAGTCGCGGGGCATCTCGGAACTGGCGACCTCGCTGCGTGAGCAGAAGATGCGCCGCAAGTTCAGCGACGTCAGCCTGCAGCGCGCGATCATGCAGTCGATGTACGCCGCGGCGATCACGTCGGAACTGCCCAGCGCCGAAGTCTTCATGCGGATGGGCGGCACCAGCTTGTCGGCCGAGGATGCCCAGGCTGCGGTGACCGCCTACGCAACCGGCTACATGAACTCGCTGGCCGAATACACCAGCGGCGCGAAGGGCATCCGGCTGGATGGCGCCCGCATCCCGCACTTCTATCCCGGCACCAAGCTGGAGATGATGTCGCCGACGTCCGGGCAAGCACTCGGCACGGAGTTCGAGTCTTCGCTGCTGCGCTACATCGCGGCGTCGATCGGCGTGAGCTACGAGCAGCTCAGCAAGGACTACAGCAGCACGAACTACTCCTCGGCGCGCGCGGCGATGACCGAGACGTGGAAGTTCATGCAGGCCCGCAAGAAGCTGGTCGCCGACCGCTTCGCCAGCCTGGTGTTCCGCCTGTGGCTGGAAGAGGCGATCCGCAAGAACGAGATCACCACCTTCCCGCAGCGCAAGTCGTCGATGCTCTACACGGGCGGCATGCTGAATCGCCGCTTCGACGCGATCTCGCGCTGCGACTGGGTGGGCGCGTCGCGCGGTCAGATCGACGAACTGAAAGAGACCCAGGCCGCGGTGCTGCGCATCAACAACGGCCTGTCGACCGCCGAGGACGAACTGGCTCGCCTGGGTCGCGACTGGCGCAAGGTTTACCGCCAGCTCAAGCGCGAAATGGCCATGCGCGAGACGCTCGGCCTGATGTTCGCCGCCAACGACCCGGCCACGCAGGCGCAGCTCAACGCGCTGTCAGCCAGCCCCACCGATGAACCCCAGCCGAAGGCCGCCTGATGAGCATCGCACGTCACCCGCTGCTGGAAAGCTTCGACAACGGCGCGTCGCTGATCGACGACGCCCGCGCCTCGAGGGTCGAGTCCTGCGTCCAGCACCTGGTCGCCCACGAGCACGGCAAGGCGATGATCGAGGATCGCGCCTTCAACAACGACAACTTCTGGCCGCCCGCCGAGTCCTGGGAAGCGCGCTACCGACCGTACGTCGTCAAGGACGGCGTGCTGCACATCCCGGTCAAGGGTGTCCTGCTGCACGACTTCGGCTATGCGGTCGGGGACTGGGTCACCGGCTACGTCTACATCCAGCGCGCCTTCGAGCGCGGTTGCGTGGATTTCGCGGCCGGCCTGATCAAGGGTATCGCGTTCATCGCTGACACGCCCGGCGGCATGGTCGCCGGTTGCTTCGACGCCGTCGACAAGATGTACGCCTTGAAGCTGGCGACCGGTGTCCCGGTGCGGGCCTTCGCGCATGAGGGCGCCTACTCGGCCGGCTACGCGATCATCGGCGGCGTGGCTGACGACATCACGGTCTCAAGGACTGGCGGCGTCGGCTCGATCGGTGTCGTCACCAGCCACATCGACGCCTCTGGAATGATGGAGCAGCGCGGTCTGCGGCGCACCTGGATCTTCAAGGGCGCCCACAAGGTCGATGGCAACTCGGACGGCCCGCTGCCCGAAGAGGTCAAGGCCCGCTGGCTGACCCGCATCACCGAGTCCTACGAAGTTTTCGTGTCCACCGTGGCGCGGAACCGCTCGCAACTGAGCGAGGAAGCCGTCCGGGAAACCGAGGCTCTCACGTTCACTGCGACGCAAGCCCTGTCGAATGGGCTGGCCGACCACATCGGCTCGCTCGACGACGCTTTGGCCGCCTACGCGGCCGACCTGTCCTCACATGAAGGAGACGACGAGATGTCCACGCAGGACACGGCGGCCCAATCGCAGGCCGCCATTGATCAGGCCCGAACCGATGGCCATGCCGCCGGTCTCGCCGAAGGCACCGTCGCCGGCCAAAAGGCCGCCGTCGATCGCATCAACGCCATCCTGGGCAGCGACGAAGCCAAGGTTCGTCCGAAGGCAGCCCTCTCGGCGGCTCTGAAGACCGGCATGTCGGCTGACGAAGCCAAGGCCTTCCTGGGCGACCTGCCCGAGGAAGCCGCGCAGACGGCCGCCCCGGTTGCCGCTGCCGTCGAGGACACCTTCGAAGCCTCCATGGAAGCCACTCCGAACCCGGATCTCGGCGCCAACGGCGGCAAGAAGAAGGAACAGGACGCCGTTACAGCCGAGGTCGACGACCTGCGGGCTCTCGCGGTTGGCGTCGGCCTGAAGGGCTACACCGCCCCGGCCGGCAAGTAAGAAGGAGCACGCCAACATGCCCACCGTCATCCCCTCCTACAAGAACGCTTCGGCGCACGGCGTCCCCGCCTTCGAGGTCATGGACCTCTGGGCCGACGCCAACCTGACCGCGAGCGCCGAGCCCGCGATCCAGCAACCCACCCGCCTGCTCCTGGCCGATAGCCAGACGCTCGCCCAGTTCACGGTCGTCGGCCTGGACGCCACGGGCAAGCTGGTCAAGGCGGTCTACAACGCCACCGTCGCCAGCGGCATCAAGCCCATCGGCGTGCTGCTCTACGCGGCCACGTCGGGCGTCACCAACACCACGATCTTCGGCGAAGTGCTGCTGACCGGTTGCTTCAATGTTGGCGTCGATGACGTCGGCAACGACAGCCCGCTGGTCTGGGATGCGTCGTTCGACACCGTGGCCAAGAAGACCACCTGGCAGGGCCTGCCTGTCTACAACGGCAACCCGCACCTGATCTTCCGTCGCCGGCTGATCCCCTAAGCCTCGCCCCTCGCATAAGGAAACACGAATATGGCGAACCCCTATGAGCTGTGGCAGACGCGCAAGCTGCTCGGCGTCTTCCGCGACGTCAGGCCGGAGACCCGCTACTTCGGCCAGTTCTTCCAGAACCAGATGCGCTCGACCGACGAGTGGATCGACTTCGAAAAGCTGCCGATCCGCAGCCGGAAGATGGCCGACTTCGTCAAGCCGATGGGCCGTGGTCGCGGCGTCTTCTCCGACAAGGTCCAGGGCTACCGGTTCAAGCCGGCCAACCTGGTCGTCGAGGACTCGGTCGATCCGTTCCGTCCGCTGACCTTCCAGCCGGGCATCGACAGCTCCATGCTGCACCCGGGCGACCTGACGCCGATGCAGCGTCTGGCCCTCATCAAGATGCAGATGATGGGCGAGATGCTGGACTCGGTCGAGCGTCGCTGGGAGTGGATGCGTTCCAAGGCGATCATCGACGGCAAGGTGACCTGCACCTATCTGGACGGCACCAGCGTGCTGGTCGACTTCCAGCGTGCCGCCGGCCACACCGAAGTGCTGACCTCGGGCAACTACTGGGGCGACAGCGGCGTCTCGATCCTCACCAAGATCCAGAGCGTGCTGGACACCATGAACGACGCGGAATTCGGCGGCATGCCGACCCGCATCACCATGGGCGGCGGCGTTGCGTCGACCGTGCGTCAGGATGTCGAGATCCTGAAGCACATGGACATCAACGTCCTGGGCGGTCAGCACCGCGTCGATCGTACCCTGGCGCCGGCCGACAAGGTCTACAAGTTCGGCGAACTGTTCGTCGGCGGCAACTCCGGCCAGTCGATCGAACTGTGGGTCAACAACGAGACCTACACCGGGGCCAACGGCGCGCAGACCCGCTACCTGGGCAACAACCAGGTGGTCTTCACGTCGACCGCCTCGGCGATCAACGGCTACGAGTGCTTCGGCCGCATCGTCGACAAGGACGCCAACTTCGAAGCGATCCCGGTGTTCCCGAAGAACTTCGAGACCGGCGAACGCGTCAAGGTCGAGAACCTGTCGGCCGAGTCGGCGCCGCTGTTCGTGCCGATCAACCCGAACGCCACCTACCTGCTGACCGCGAAGGCGGCCTAACACCAACCCTGGCGGCGGGCCACTGCGCCCGCCGTTTCAACTAAAAGGTGAAAGTACCATGGCGAAAGCCCCGAAGAAGACCTCCGCCGCGACCGGCACCTCGGAACTGCCGGAACTGCTGACCAAGGCCGTCAACAAGATCACCTACGGCGATGACCAAGTCGCGCTGCCGGGCGACCTGTTCGTCCCCGCATCCTCGGACGAATACGACGAACTGAAGGCCCTGGAAGCGATCACCGCCCCCAGCGATGCCGAGAAGGCCGTCTACGCCCAGATCCACGGTCGCAGCGTGGCCGCTCCGGTTCCCGCGGCCGACCCGCCCCCGGTGGTCGACGACGCCAAGGACGACGACGCCAAGGACGACGACGCCAAGGACGACGACTCCAGCAACGACAACCCGCTCGGCTAAAGCTAGATGGGCCGCTTCCGAGATCATAAGCGGCGGATGCGCGGAGATGTTCATCGTGAGATGTCCGTCTCCGCGCTCTATCTCCTCACGCCTACGGCCGTCCCGGTGCCCTGCACTGTGCGTCCGTGGCTGAAGAACGAAAACATGGCTGGCGATCTGCCAGGGTTCGCAGGCGTCGAGCGCGCTGAGCCTGAAGATCGCATCCGTTTCGAACTGTCGGAAGTTCCCGCGCCGCGCCGCAACGCGCTGGTGTCGGTCGAGCCCGGCGAGGCGTATCGCATCGACCACCTCTACCCGGTCGACCTTGGCTACCAGACCGCTCGCGTAGTGCGCCTCAGCGCCGCCGACACCGCAGCCCTACCGGTGCCGGAATGAGCGACAGCTACGTGGTCGCCATCGACGGGCTATCGGCCTACCGCGACCTGGGCAACATCCCAACCGAGTACAAGCGCAAGGCGCTGCAGGCGATCAACAAGACGATTGACCGGACGCGCGCAGCCTCAGCTCGGCGCATCCGGGAGCAGGTCAACTTCCCGGCCAGGTACCTGTCGGGTCAGGACGGCAGGCTGACGTCCGAGAAGGCCAAGAGCACCGACAATCTGGAAGGTTCGATCACCGGTCGCTTCAGGCCGACCAGCTTGGCGCGGTTCGCCAGCGGCGCGGTGGGCGGCAAGAACGGCGTCCGGATCGAGGTGGCGCCCGGTTTCGCCAAGCGCTCGCGCCGCATGTTCATGATCCGGCTGCCGGCGGGCAGGGGAGGCGTCGACACCAAGTCGAACCTCGGTCTCGCGATCCGCCTGAAACCCGGTGAAACGATCCAGGGCAAGTACAAGATGGTCCAGATGAGCAGGGGATTATACCTGCTTTTCGGCCCCAGCGTCAGTCAAGTCTTCGCGAACGTTGCCGAAGACGAGGCGCCTGACGCGGCGGACTTCCTGGAGCGCGAGTTCCTCCGACTGGTGGATCTCGACCAATGACCAGCTTCGCAGCCGGTCTGATCTGCGGCTTCGCCCTGGCGGTGTACGCCCTTGTCACCCTCATCAGATCGACAATCAGGAGGATGCTCTGTGGCCGAGCTGTTCGATAAACCCTTCAAGCTGCGCGCCCTGCAGGCGGTGACCGACTCCATCAAGAGCATCTCGCCGGCCGGCGGCTACGTGTCGGATCTCAGCGATGACGTCAGCGTGGACGCCGAGCATCCCGAGCGCGTGTTCCGTGGTCGCGCCTGGTTCGGCGATAACGATCCGCTGCCGATGGTGAGCGTCCTTGAAGGGACTTCGCCCGCCGACGAGGTGGCCGAGCCTCCTGCCGACACGACCGCTGGCGAATACGACTGGCCGATCCTGGTTCAGGGCTTCATCAAGGACGACCCTGTTAACCCGACCGACCCGGCATACTTCCTGCTGGCTGATGTGCGCCGGCGACTCGCGGCCGAGATGGTTCGTAAACTGCCGAATGGCAGAGGAGCGCCCGATCCGTTCGGCCTGGGCGCTGGGCGCAACAGAATTACGAAAGTCAAAATCGGTTCAGGGGTAGTCCGGCCGGTCGATGACGTGTCGGCCACATCCTACTTCTGGCTGACTGTTATTCTACGCATAGTTGACAACGCTGCTGAACCCTACGCGTAGAACTTCGCCGCCCTTCCTTTGCGGGCAAAATCACGCTATTAGTGATCCTCAAACTCGGAGTTGAAATCAATATGGCCACCTCCACCGACAACCAGACGCTCGGTCGCGGCGAGCTGCACTTCAGCCGTTTCAAGCCCGGAACCTACATCCCCGCTGGTTTCCGCCCGCTGGGCAACGCCCCGGCCGCGAACCAGTCCATCACCAGCGAGAAGCTGCCCCACTACGACTCCAGGCGCGGCATCAAGCGCAAGGACAAGAACGTCACCCTC